GCGGTCGCCGCCGCCGCGTCATTAAGCGCATTAACCGGAAGAGTGGAAAACGTCATCGATTGCACCGTCACGAGGCCGGTGAAGGTCGCCGCCGTACCGGACAAAAGGCCGGTTAACGTCGCCGTGGCCGCGGTCAGAAGACCGCTAATCGCCGTGCTTGCAGCGCTCAAAGCGCCCGAAATCGTGGCGCTCGGCGCCGAAATGGGCCCCGTGAACGTTCCCCCAGCCGACGACACCGCTGCAACCCAACCGCCGCTCGAGCGGGCATAAACGCCGCCGCCCGCGGGAGCTTCGTTAACCAAAGGAATCGGCGTCCCGGTCCCACTCGGATCCGCGGTGCCCAACGCCATCGGCGCTAACGAGGCGACCCCAGCCTGACTCACCTGAAACTTGAAGACGCTCGGCGTCTGGCCGGCCGCGGCGTCATGACTCTGTAGCAAGCTCGCCGGCTGCGCGACCGTCGCCGACACTTTGTCGGCGAAGCCATGCCGGCACCACAATGCGAAATTCTGCAGATAATTATTCAACCCAAGAGGGATTCCCGACATGCTCGGCAAATCCGGTGGCGCTTGGATCGTCCGCGGATTGGGATATGGCGCAACCATCAACGATCTCCCCGCGGAACGGAATCAACCAAGTGCTGGCCGACCGTCACCGGCAGAACTTGGGGCCCAGCAAGCGTGATGCGCAAACGAATATCGCGCCCGGTGGTGCGGAAATCGACGTAGCCGTCCGTCCGCACCGGCTGCAACGGCGTTTGCAGCTCAATCACCGGGACGCCATTGGCGACGCTGCGGCTGTTTCGATAAAACAACGAATAGCGAAGATTGTTGATGTCGCCGTCGACGTCCGGAATCATCTGTTTGAACGTGGTCAGGCGCGCGCCGGAATTCAAATTAAGATCGAACGACTCGGCCCACGGCAAAGGCACGCTCGTCGGATAAACGTCGCTCGCTTCATGCTGGTACGGAATGAGGCCGTCGGCCATGACCGTGTGCGAGGTGTAAGACGCCGTGATGCCGGCCGAACGCGCCATCTGCCCTTGCGACCACCAACCTTCCTTGTAATTGTAGATCGCGACGCGCGTGTTGTAGGGCTGGCCATTCTGCGGGAAGAACCACCAGACTTCGTTGAAATTGCCGACGTGCACCATGCACGCCTGTTCGCGCACATTGAGCGGATCGATGTCGTCCTCGATCCACACCCGCACTCGACACAGAATCGGCATGATCGAAGTGCCGTCAAAACTGAAAACCCCCTGCTGCGACATCCAGATCGCCATCGAGGACGTGGCGACGACGCTCTCAGACGACCATGGCGTGCAGTTATTGGCCAGCTCGACGTAATTGTAGACGTAGGGTAACCCAAGAAACTGGCTGAGATAGGCTTTCTTCGCCGACCAGAACAAGATGCCGTTGCGCGTCGTCAGCGCGCAAATGATCGGCGACGCCGGCTCGACGTCGAGAAAGCCAGCCTGACTCGTGACGCTGGCAAAATCCCAAGCGCCGGGATTCTCCTGATCGCACCAAGCAAACCGGTTCAGCGCGCCGCCCGCCGCGGTCGCGCCAAAAATCATCAGAAATCTTTCATTGGTGATGACGAAGCAATTGCCGCCCGGAACCGGCCCGCGACCGGCATCCGCGGGTTGAACAACGGCAATCGTGTCGACCGCCGGGTCCCATTTCAGCAGCCGGCCATCCGGCGACGTCATCGCGTAAAGGATGGCGCCCATATTATCGAGGCTCCAGGCGTCGGGAACCTTGTCGAGCGCCTGGATCGTGCTCGTCGGCGGCGGCTCGCCATATTGATAGCTGCCGTCGGAATAGACCCCGTCGCCATAACCACCGCTGCCGGATGGAGATGGCGAGGCAAGCGGCGGGACCGGTGAAATGTCGGTCAACACGCCCCCTTGATCAACGTAAAGATTTTGTTCGCAGAGGTAGGCGACCCGGTAAGCCCCATCGAGGCCATACCAGCCATGAATCGTCTTGCAACGAGAAGCAAAGCTGTAGGGGTATTGAGCCTGCCCGCCGACGGGTGAAAGCCGCCCTTCAACCCAGCGCATCAAATTCACTTCCGCCCAATTGCTCGACCGCATCCGTTTGGTTGGAGTCGAAAAGACTCCCGGCGGAATCTGAATGGGCTGAAAAGCCGTGCTCATGCGATGCGCACCGCCGTCAAAATGCCCTGCAGCGTCACCGAATGACTCCCTGTGCCAGTAAAATGAGCGCTGCCGACAAGATAAAAGCTCGCCGCCGCAGTGATCCGGATCATGGTCCGGCCAATCGGGCCCATAGCCGATTCGCCGCCAGTGAAATTGCTGCTCATCGACACATTCATGTCGGGGAAATCATTCCCCACATCGCCGGGCGATCCGCCGCCCAAAGTAGCAGAAAGCCAGCCGAATATCGCATCCACGGTCGCCGAGCCAACGGCGTTCACGTACACCGACGCCCACAGATCCCACACTCCGGGCGTGAGCGCGACTGAAGCGATATTCGCATTGGCGAGCGACGTGGCGAGAACAACCGCCGGCGAGAGCACGCCACCCTTCCTCTCGCCGAGCGAACCGACCGGCGGCGCCAGCACGCCATTCGACGGCGTGAGCCGCTGAGTCCCGCCGCCGCTCGCCGCCACGCCAATAGGAGCGTCGACATATTGCTTGGTGGCCGCCCCGAGCGGCACTGTCGGATCGGCGGAGAGGATCAGCGGACCAGTCATCGTCCCGCCGACGATCGGCGTCATCCCCTTCACCGTCGAATCGATGCCGTCGAGATCAGTGTTTAACTTCCCACCCCAAGTCGCGCCGCCCACGCCAACTTCAGGTTTAACCCAACCGTAATTCGCTGTAAGCGTGTCAGCCATAAAATCAGCTCCTAACTCCCACCGCAATTGTAATCAGACCCGGAGCCATCAGTGAGACTCCCACACGTTCCCATTGGTGCGAAACACAGGATCGGTCGCGGCACCCGTCGTCGAACCCAACGCCGTCGTTGATCACCGCAAAAGCGCCCGCCACGCATGTCGCGGGAAGCGAGGCGAGCGTGACTGACGTCAGCGTCACATAGTTGCCGAGCGTCCAGCGCGGTCCTGCCGCGGCGTTGGCGATCGGCGCAGCGGTTGGCGCCATTAACCATAAATCCAACCTGCACCATTACAAAACACCGGCCATATGCCAGTTCCAGTCGCCGAAGGCGTACTACCAAACGCAGGGGCGGTGGCTGGGCCGTTGGTCACGAACGCACGCGCGCCCTGACCGGCGGACGCAGCGCTTGGCAGCGTCGCGATAGTAAAACCAGTTCCCGATCCAGCGCGCAAAGGCTCCCAAGTTCCCGGACTGCCAGCAACAGTACAGCGCCACCCAAAAACCGATGAAGGGCCGCCGACGACGTTGAAAACAAACGAGCCAACAACCCACGATCCAGCAGTCGGGGGACCAGCACCTTGAGTAACGAGACGTCCATATTGTCCGTTATAATAGGGACTAGCTAACGCAATACCATTTGCGAACCAGATATTTCCGGGACCAATTGCGGCTGATGTCGAGCCAGTCGTATACCCCATGAACCAGGTATTAGGCGCAGTGGAGGCCGAACCTTCCCATAAGAGGTCGTTATTACCATATCTAACTGTAACGTCGGCATTCGGATATCCAGACCAATTGGAATAAAAAGCGTTCAAAGTGCCTGGATCGCCGCCTAACGTCACCGTCAACGTGTCCGCGGCGGCACTGCTTCGTGGCTCCCCGACATTGTTTACCGTATAACCAGTATTAACCTGTCTATAACCATGTGAGTTCCAACTTTCCACACCGTTATAAACATTGTCAGTGCTTACAGCATACGTCAAATCTAGAAATGATCCCTCAAATGGCGGACTATATGGTGCCTCGACATAAAGATTATAGAACTGTGAGGCATTGCCGTTATAAACACCGGGCGCAGATTGCCATGTAAGACCGGTTGACCATGGTTGTGACCAAGCGGAGACTGCCGATCCGGGGAACGGGCATCTGCGCCACGCAACAGCGTTGGTGTCCGTGACGGGATCAGTCGTCGAAGCTGCAGCCTCCTGATAGGGAACAACGGAATAAGCGTTGCCGTCGCTGCCTATCGCCACTGCACCTTTAACGTTAGGCAACTTCTGGTACTGAAGAAATCCAGAGCCGGCCACTTGGGTGTTGATATAAGTACCGCCGAAGGCTGAATTTTCCCAGATGCCGGACCCGCCTATCTCGCGAAACTGTAGCTCAAATCCGAGAATTACATTCGCATCGCCGCCATTCGTTATCAAACCATGTCGCCCAATATTTATCACAGAAATACGCGAGAGGTACGAAAAGTCACAATTATTACCACTAGTCCCATCCATGTAAATGCCGTCATAGGGAAACCCGTCGATGACCACATCCTGGATGACTACTGAAGTTTGAATGTGCATGCCGTAAACGCTAGTGCTTGTTCCGCCCTCGCTGTGGAGTCTCAAGCCTTCTATTCGCCCTCCTCCATGAGGAGCCGTCCGAACAAAAAATCCCGTAGTGTTTATCGGAAAATAAATAGTGGCCTGGAATGCCGAGGAGCCTACACCGTTCTGACGACCAAATATGCGAACCGTTGCATCATTCGTCGGATTGTTAATTACAAGAGTCTGACTGCTATAATACGTCTCGCCAGGGAACCAAATGTCATATGTCCCCATCCCGTTCGTCGGAGTGGGGCTGCTGACCTCACTGTTCAGTATGTGAACATAAGCAAGAGCGGCACTGATCGCAGGGTAATCGTCATCGGTCGCCAATCCGGTCGCGTATGCGCCAAACATCTCTGGAGTGATGACCCTGGTAGGAGAGTAGCCTTCCCACCAGCCACCATTGGTGCTATCGGTTGTTCCGTTTGGCAGATACCTATCTGCTGAGCGAAAGGACCACGGATGAGTTGGTTGCGTCGCGACCCGTCGCACCTGCACCGCACCGACACCGATTGAATAATAACCCAAAATGTTAACTGCAAGAACCGATGCCGGTATGGATGTCGTCTGGAAAGTCGCGACAGTCGCAATGTCGGCTGATGGGCCCGCTGACGGCGGCGGGCCTGAGCCGCCCGTTACCGGTACCCACGTTCCAGTGCTGTCGAGCAATTGAAGAACGTCAGATAAAATGCCCGTCCGAGCCGGTGAAAGAGGACTAGTCATGATTCACCCAATAACGATGAAAGATCATGGCGGCGCCGCCTTGTACGGATGCCCTGCGGGCAAATTGGCTTGCAGTCCCCATTTCCATGCAAAATAGCCCTCCACCTTCTGCCGGTCGGTGGCGAGTATGGTCGGGCAAGCAATGACCTCGCCGACGTAGCCATTGCACTGTGTGCCTCCATCCTGTCTCATACCGAGGATCAACGACGTCGCAGCGTCTCCCCAGAAAGTACTGGAGGATGGCGAAAAAGTGTGTACGTTCGTCCCATTCGCCCATTCATTGTAAGTAATCGGGGGGCCCGGAAGGCAAATCATAATAAGAATTGTCGGACTTGTATAGCTGTTTATGTTCGGAGCAGTAGAATCGGCAGGATTGGTGCCGGACCCATTGCCGGTAATGACTTCGCCGCCCCAACGATCTATTGGCGCTGCTGTAGAGCCAACACAGCGCAGCAGCGGAGGCTCCGGGTAAGACGCTCCTGCCGCTCCCGACGTATCCGCAAACACAAAGGCCCACACCAAGCCTGAGGTGAACGGTCCCGCAGCAAGCGGCGTCGACAACTGTTGGCTCGTCGACGTGCTGGCGATATTGAAATTGACCGATGGCTTGCCATTCAATCCCGTTGCACTATACGGCGGCTGATTGCCCGCCGTTCCCTGCGTCATGTTGTGCCCATTGCCGCTCTGATCGTTCCACTGCGCAACATTTGAACCGTTGAGCGTGATGCTGGCGGTGTTCTGGGCGTCGTACCAAACGACCAGGCCGGGGAGTGAAGCAGGAGACCAAGCTGACGCCGACACACTGATCGCATTGGACATGGCCGAATTGCTGCCCGAGGCGTTGCTCGCAGTAACCAAGCAGCTCACCGACGTTCCCCCATCTGCCGTCACCAACACGTAAGTCGAGCTGGTCGCGCCGGAAATGTTCGCCCCATTGCGCTGCCATTGGTAGGCGTACCCAGTCGGCGAGTTCGTCCATGTCCCGGTCGAACAAGTCAGCGTCGAGCCAACCGTCGCAGTTCCGGTAACGGCGGGGAGAACCGTATTAACCGGGTAAGTCGGCGGCGGACCGCCAGCCGCAACCCCATAGCCGCCAATCCAGATCGCGGTCGCCCCCGCCGGCGCAACGTTGCCGCCATCGGCTACGACCCATACCGGAGTAGGCCCGCTCGGCGGCGTGGGACCATAACCGACAATCTGAGTCTGAGTAGCGCTGATCGAAGCTGGCGGCGGGCCGCCAGTGGCCGTGATCCAGACGGGAGTGGCGCCCGCGCGAGGCGCGGGCCCGTAGCCGATGATCCACATTGAGGTCGCTGTCATCGCCGATTCACAAGAAGAAACTTCACCAGCCCCTCTTTCATGACGAATAACTGTAAAAAGCAAACACCGTATCGCTGGGCCCTACGGAATAGACCGTGCTGTTCCAAGTGATAACAGTACCGGAAAATAGGACATCAGGCGCGGAAAAACCCAACCCGTTAACAAACAGCATGCCAATATTTCCATCAGCATTATGAAACAATGCGGCAAACGTGTTGGTCGCCGTCGCCGTCACCGGCTCATTAGACAAATTAGCTCCACCGCCGCCGACAGCGGGGACACTGCTACAAGAGGGAACCTGAATCCAGGCGTTCATCAGCCAAAACTCCGTCCCCGTCCTCGATTAAGGCGCGAACCGCTTGCTCTGGCATAACGATGATTGGCGTTGAGCTGCTTGATCATCATATCAACCTGTTGCCCGAGCAACATCGACGAATTCTCCTCGCCGACCGCATGCAAATCAGCATTCATCAATGCGGCCAACAGATAAAGTCTGGGAAATTTCGTATAGACCCAGGAACTCCCAAGGGTCGCCATCACCGGAACTTCCTGGTAATAGCTCAGCTGATAAAGTATGCCACCCGTTTGCTCCGGAGGACCGCCAAAGAAAAGGGTTCGCCCTTCAATCGTGTAAAATCCAGAAGTTGAACTCGGAATCGACGGATAGGCGCTTGAATACGGAAGCGTGCCAAGACGGAAAAATTCATCACGCGGCTTGTAGTACAATGGCCTCCACCCCGTCGGCGCGTCCGACGAAGCGATCTGCATAAAGTCGCTTTCAAGCCAATCGTCCGGCAAATCAGAGCAACTGCAATTCACTATATTTTGCGCCGTGCCGATCATTCGATCAATGCGCAAATCAGCATTGAATTTCTGCTCTGCCATAGCCACAAACGAAGCAACAAGACTGGGAGACCAATCCTGTCGATTAGCCCAGTCAGCAATCTGCGTGCAAAGAGTGTCGAAATCGCTCACAGATAACGTCCAAAACTAATGACCCACACAGAGCGCCATGGCGCGCCCTGCGTGGGATGAACGACGATGAAGTGGGGAGAACGTCATCATCCATCGCCATCCATTTCTTACGCCGCGCTTGACGCCGGCGTTGGCGCCTCGCCGGTCGGAACGCCGACCACGACCCAGCCGGTCGTCGGGCTCCATGCTGTCTTCCATTCGACCGCCGGAGCGCGCTCGCCTTCCGGCAGCCCTTGATCAGGATGTGGCATGGGCGCGCCGCCCCAGATTTCAAGCGGCGGGAACGGCGGATATGTGATTGGATGCTCAGGACGGCCTTCCGGCGGCCATACCACCGGCGGCGCGCCGCCGGGCGCGATCGGGTGCGCAGGATGCCCCGGGCTCGGCCAAACGCCCGGAGGCTGCCCTCCTGGCGCGATTGGATGAACCGGATATCCAGGGCTCGGCCACACACCGACGCCAGCGGGAGGCAACCCCTGATCAGGGTACGGCGGCGCGCCACCCCAAATCCCCGGCGGCTGACCGCCGGGAGCAATAGGATGCGAAATACCCGGGCCGCCCGGCATAGGGCCCCCTCCGACACTCAAATCAGCGTAATAAATCTCACCTACAAAAACCACTCGTGTCATTTCACCTCTCCTCTTCACAGCGCCGTCACCCGCGCGACATAACCGCCAAGGAACTGGACATACTCACCCTGACGACGTGGAATAATCTCGGGCGGCTTATCCCACCAAAGAATCGCCTCGGCGCAACCCTCTCGATCGCCAGCGTTGAACTTGTCAACGAAAGTGGCTCCGGCAAAACCAGACTGACCAATATTGAAGCAAATCGAGACAAAAGCATCGTATTCATATTGCTCCATTGGCTCGCCGATCACGGAATTGACGGCCTCCTCGTACTCGTCAAGATCCTCGTCGAACAGCGCGTCCGCATCTTCCTGAGTGATGGTCATTCCCGCGCATGGAATCGGCTCGCCGGCGGCCGCGGTATGGCCCACGCCGATTGTCCAGACACCAACACTATCCAGATAGGCGTCAAGCCTGCAGCCTTCGCGATCGCGCAAAACTTCAACGCCTTTGTCTGAAATCTTCATCAGCGCTCGGCCCTATCAATCTTCGCGATCACGGCGTCACAGTCCTCAATGACGTTGATCAATTTGCCGTCGACCGTCTGCAACGTGCAGTGAATATTCTCATGCAGCAGCTGGGTCTGAGGCTGACGGATGCTCACCACTTCGTCCGGGTTAACGAATATCTCCTGCCCGCTGGGACCACTCAACTGAATCCAAGCCGCCGCGACAACGATTACGGCGGCTGCGATCATTTGCCACGCTTACCGCCGTGGTAATTCTTCTGACCCGGCGCCGCGCCTTTGGAACGCGCGATCGCGCCGATCACTGCGCCCGGCACGCCTTCCGACTTGAGCTTCGCCGCGCGACCGCCGTGCCCCAAAGCCGTGGACTTGCCACCGAACTTCTTGGGCATCTTACCCTTGCCAAATGCCGTCGCCATGACGCTCTCCCTTTCCTCTTTTCGCGCGGCTTGGCGTGTCCATTCGTCGCGCTGAAATTCGGGCGTCCACCAAGCCTGCGACATTTTCTCACCCGACGATCCGGGCCCCGCCAAAAATGACCAGCCCGATGATCACGAATAGGATGAAATAGACAATCGGGTTGGCGACTGGCCACCAAGGAAAATTGTTCGGCGCCGCGGTCGAGCCGAAAACTCCCACCAGCAGCAAAATCATTATCACGACGTAGATGATCTCGAGCAGGCCCATATACGCCTCCTATCAGCGTGCTTTCCGTCCGCCGACCGGATTCATCGGCGCGCCCTTCGGCGCATAGACCGGGCCCATTCCGCCGTGCTGCCGATGAAGAACCTGATTGACGCTGCCATGCGGATTGATGCCGGGATTGGCCGCCTTCTTCACCCGCGATTTCTCGCACTGAACATAATCCCGATTACCAGGCTCACGTGGATTGCCGTCAAAACTTCGCGCCATCAAAGTGCTCCTTGCCAGATTCGCCACGGCCGCGCCTCCGGACCGTTCAACCACTTCTTGAAAGCATCCTCGTCGTCGGCGATGCCGCGATGAACCAAATCCTCATAGACGAACAGCGGCAGGCGCGCAGCGACCTTGTTGACTCCGTGCCGCATCGTCTCCCGATCGCGCGCGATACCGTCGATGATTTCATCGAGCGCCTGTTCGGTGTGTACGACAAGGCGATCGGGGTTGTCTTCGTCGACGATCGTGGTCCGACGAACGCCGTTTTTGTTGAAGTATGTGCGCTTGGCTTCTCCCATGGGGCGCTACCTTCCCCCCTTTTTTACCCAATTCCAACGAATTTCATTGGCCTTCTTCGCGTTGGCGGAAAGCTGTTCATGAGTTTGAGAATGAATGAGCTTCTGCCGGCGCGCGCGGC